TGGTCCCTTTAGGGCTGACGATAACGGCTACATGGCCTTGTGCCAATGTGCCGCCCAGTTAAAAAATAAAAAATATTATTTAACTATAGAAATGGCCGGAAGTAAGAGTTCGAAGAAATCGTCTGTAGGAACATCTTCTAAAAAAGTCAGTGACAATGCATGTTGCGTGTATGACTTTACATTGTTCGATAAGATCAACGTAGGTGATATTAGAGAACATCTTAAAAAACACTGTAAAAAATATTGTTTTCAATTGGAGCGTGGCGAGGAGACTGAAAAGGAACATTTCCAAGGAAGGTTCTCTTTGAAGATCAAGAAACGCAAAACAGAGGCTGTAAATTTATTTAAAGATCTCTGGAAGAAGTTTCATTTATCGATAACTTCTAAAGAAAACAAAGGTAATAATTTTTATGTCACAAAAGAGGACACTCGTTTAGAGGGTCCTTTTAGTGATGAAAATGATGTATATATCCCTCGTGATATAAGATCAATTAAGGAACTTCGGCCTTGGCAGAAGTCCTTAATAGATATGTTAAGAACATACAACGAGAGAATCGTAGATGTAGTGTTCGATAAGGGTGGTAACATCGGAAAAAGCACATTAACTCGTTATATGATGCTATTTGATGATGCCGAGTTATTGCCATTTTGCAATGATTATAAAGATATCATGCGAATGGCATTTGACGTAGGCCCTAAAAAAACTTATTTAATTGATATGCCACGAGCGATCAATAAAGAAAAATTGTATCAATTTTTCTCAGGTATTGAGACGCTAAAAAGTGGCTATTGTTATGATGATCGATATAAATTCACAAGAAGATTATTCGATCGACCACGTATCTGCATCTTTACAAATGTTGAACCTGATCAAACATTGTTAAGTAAAGATATGTGGAAAATATGGACTGTAATTGATAATCAATTAAAGCCATATAAAACACCAGCGGATGAGCTGGAATTTATTCCAGATGAAGAAGCTGGTGCCACTAAAAATCTAAATAATGATATAGAATTTAGTTTTAGTGCCGACGATTTAGTCACAGAGAGTGACGAAGAGTACTGAATTATATAAATAATATGTTTATTAATTATATAATGAAGAAATATTCTAAAGATGAAAAGATAGCTTATTATAAAAAGCTAGCTAAACAAAACGGATCGAAGATGACCGTTTCAGGCAAAGGCAAGTACGTTGTCGGAAGACCAAATGTACGTGGCCGTGGCCGTTATTCTATTCCAAAAAACTTTTTCAATGCACCTAAATTAGGCTCCATGATAGGGGGAATGATTGGGAACTCAATCGCACCCGGTATAGGTGGAGCCTTAGGTGGAGAACTTGGATCCGCAGGAGGAAAGTTATTCAAGTCGATAACAGGATTCGGAGATTATACTGTTAGAGACAATTCTCTTGTTTACCCGGATAGAGTAGTCCCATCCTTTGGTGAGGACTCGATAAGGGTTAAAAAAAGAGAATATATAGCTGATATAAATGGTACAACAGCGTTTACCAATAATACATTCCCAGTTAACCCTGGTTTAAGCGAAGTCTTTCCATGGTTATCACAAATTGCGAATAACTATGAGCAATATAGGTGGAACGGATTGATCTTTCAATTCGTGAGTACCTCATCTGATGCAATTGCTTCAACAACCGATCTCGGATTGGGACAAGTAATTTTAGCATCAGACTATAATTCTGCCGATGCAGCATTCGTTAATGCACCTCAGATGCTTGGAACGATGTTTTCTAACAGCGGGAAACCATCTGAGAATATAATGCATGCTATAGAATGCGCACCAACTGATGTTGCTAATAAACTTTACTACGTTAGATCGGGAGATGTTCCGTCAGGAACAGATATCCGACTATACGATATGTTAAGTTTTCAATTAGCGACACAAAAAATGCCTGCAAACTATGACGGAATGGGACAACTATGGGTGTCCTATGACGTCACTTTATGTAAATCTGTACAAAACAACCAACTCGGTTTTAGTCTTAATACTGATCAATACTTTTTGGTTGCACCAGCGGTCACTACTGCCTATTTTGGAACGTCTCGAACTTTAAGAGACAATTCCAATTTAGGCACCACAGTAACGGGAACTCAAATAAGATTCCCAGTTACATTATCTTCAGGATACTATTTAGTATACTACCATATGGCCGGTAGTTCAACTGCCGTAGCCAATCCATCTTTAGTGGGTACTAATTGTACTTTAATACAAGGATGGTCTGATACATCTCTATCCGGTATTTCTAATGGAAGTACCACATCAGGTAATTTCATAGCTACCTACATTGTACGTATAGATGACCGTGATGCGGTCCTAACGTACAGTGGAGGAACTCTATGTACATCACCAACTGTTGGTAATCTTATAATTACACAAATAAACGGTGAGATCTTCTTATAAGACCACCATTGATCTATTAATAAACACTAGGAACGGAGTGACTTTTTCGGAACGAAAAACGTCATGTAGTTCCCTGCCCCGCGGCGAGCCGGGGTCCAGGGGTGGAGCCCCTTGGCCAGGAGCGCAAAGCGAAGCGACTGCGCGGGTGTGGAACACCAGACATATGTTGATTCAAAAAAGCGATTAAGCTAACAAATGTTCTATGTGCCGACGCGAAATTTTGAAGAAATTTAGGAGGCTTACTCCAAATGTGCCGATGTGCCAAAAAGTTAATAAATATATATATATAAGAATTTATAGATATATTTATTAAAAAAGGATTTTTTAGAGCAAACCCAGGTTTGCGTAGTGTTACAGGGAACGTAGTGAGCGCCTAAAAAATCCCTTCATTTAATGATTCATTAACTGGGATTAGCGAAGCGTAGAACGGCCTGACCGTAGGGCAGCGACCAGGGGGGAATTGCGTAGCAAGGAGGGAGCCTGTTATATATTAATTTATTAATTATAACATTCTGTAGTGGTCCCTTTAGGGCTGACGATAACGGCTACATGGCCTTGTGCCAATGTGCCGCC